AAGCATAAGGTGTAATCTGGTCAATTAGTCCCAAAAGTACACCACTTGTTGAAAATGATTGTACTTTATTATAAAAGTGACCTAGTACATAAAGAACTAAACCGGTAGCAAATATAATATGTATGAACATGCCATACCAATCAGTTGAAATAAGGCGTAATAAGAACATTATCATACTATCAATCCTTTTGCAGTTTCATATTTTAAGTGTCGTTGGTCTAATCCATTAGAACCACCATTAATCGACCTAGTCATTTTTGCGATATCATCAGCATCACAAGCTGAATTAATATTTCTAATTTTCCAAAACCAACAAGCACCTTCGATAGCACCTTGTGTAGTGGTTAAATAATTAATTGTATCATCAACTGACAATCCAATGCTTTTAGCGAATAATGAATAATTATCATGTCCAGTTATTTGAATAGCACCGCGGCCTCGATATTTAAATCCATCTCCTGAACTCTCTGGACCATTGCCCATACGAGAAGCGTATACTCGATTAGCTATTTTATCTGGATGATGTTCATAAGTTTCAGCTGCTTGATGGTCAAAGTATTTGGAGAAAACTGATAATAATCCAGCAGCTGAATAATTTAAGTTTTCAATAAAAACAGTAAAATCTGAAGATTCAACTCCACATTGTGCTAGAAACCCCGCAATACGATTAGTTGTATTGATTCCATATCTAGGTAACACTTTATTTAATGCTTGACACAATTCACCTAAGTTTTTATTGCGTGGTAAGATTTGACTCAATTGTTGTTCTGTTATATTCATAATAACTCCGTTACATCTTTGGTGGGCTTCTTCTAATGCCCATCAAGTATTTCTTTTTCTTATTAGGATGAACAGCGGTAGCACTCACTGGATCTGTAGACGATTTAACTCCAGTTACATTTGTTGGTCCAGTTGAACCACCAATTGCACCACCATCACATTCACCCATATGCTTAAAGTATTGAACCTGTCTTTCTCGTTTCTGTGCACCAGCTTTAGAAGGGTAAGTACCTAAGTTTTTACCTGTCTTCTTAGAAACAAGTTTGTAGTGGCTACCTGATTTAACAATATGCTCATCCATTACATCTTCTTTGAGATGTGCAATGAAATCATAATCATCCATAGTCAATGTGCCTCTGCTACGGATATCAATTAGCCTTTCCACCACTCGGTGTAAATCCATATCTGATTTGACATCTTCTCTTGCTAATTCCAATACTCGGATAAGCAATGGAATATCAAAGGTGATTGTATCTTTTTTATCGGTTTCTTCCAACATGTATTGTTTAAAAGATATCATTATAGTTTCCTCAGTATCTCTGCGATGTCCATATTTATTAAAATGTTAGATGATATAATGTCGGAACCATTGATTCCTTCTACTTTCGTAGGCATATAATTTAAATAAACCAAAAAGGTCTTTAATATATCATAATCCCGTTCATCTATTTTAAAGAACAGAATTCGAGTAGTTGCTTCAACTGAAAACACATTGTATAATAAAATGAGGTGGTTAAGAATCAACCTCTCTTTAAGGTCTTTATTCGTTTTATATCTGCGGAATAGCTTCTTCAGATATTTGGTTCTTTTCATGTCCGATTCAAATTCTGCCATTATGTAATGAGGCGAAGTGTATGCCTTCATTGCATATATTAAAAAATTGTCATCATTCAAATCATCAATCATTAAAATCTCGTATGTCAAAAAATAAAAGGGACCGAAGTCCCTCTTATTTATGCGATATCAATTAAGGTACCAAGACTGTGATTTGTGCATTTGCTGAAGTAACTGATGTTGCTGTAGCATTTGTAATGCCTGCAGGTGGTGTGCTTGTAGATGTTACACGGAATACCAACAAGTTAGCACTTGTATTTGCAGGAGATACCAACAATGTAGCTGATGTACTACCAGCGAATGTTGTATTACCACGTTGAGTACCAACGCCATCTACAACATTAGTCCAACCTAATACACCGTCAGCAGTATTTAATTGCCATACATATGTTACTGTAGAACGAGTAGGTTTAGAAGCAACAGCAACTGTGAATGAAGCGGTATTAGCATTAGCAGTATTAGCACGAACTAATGCTGATAAAGGTTGTGTTGAAACAACAATTGATGAATCTGGATATACTGCATCATCCGCATTGTTATCTGTACGGAATGTAGAAACTACTGAAAGAGTTTCTTCCGTTACACGACCAGCACGACCACCTGAACCAGTTGTGCGTAATACCCAACCAGCATGTGAACCTTTGCTACCGCCAACTTGAATTTCATTGTCATCAACTGCGAATACACCTATTGCCTCGCCTGTGACATAAGAACTTGTAGTTGTGTTACCATACAGAGCTGTTGCTTCGGCTGTTGTTGGCGCTTTAAAAACTGATGCAGCCGCCCATAAAGGGACATTTGCGCTACTATCGTAATTACCTTGATTTGTTGCCATTTTGTATTTCTCCTTAATCTTTTCGGAATTATATTGCTATTTATTATTTTTGTTGGCCCATGTCTGCATTGGATACGCCAGGTTTTGCTCTCTGTAATATAGGATCAATCTCAACCGTATCTCTTTTTTGGCCAGTCAAAGTAGTTCCACCACTCATCACTGCCGCAGCTTGAGATTTTTTATCTCCGGTCTGGTCACCGTCCGGTGTTGCTAACTTTGGTTTCTTACCATAGTTACCAGCATCTTTATCATCTTTTTCATGGTCATAGAGCTCTTCTCTTACTTCCCTATGTTTCATGTATAACTCCTTGACAACAGAAGCCTTTTTAGATAATTTCTTTTCACCAACTACTTTAGCTGAAGTTCCTTTAGGATCAAAATCACCTTGGCCAAATTCTAAAGCTTCATGGTACATATTCAATTCGTAAGCATTTTTAACATCGTTGCCACGGTTGTGTACTTGAATGTGAGCATGTTTCTTAGTTTCTTTACCATCTTTATGCAATGGGATATCTAAACGATTAGTTTGGCCTTCACCTGGCTTCTTAGGACCAGAGTTTACATGACGAAACCAATCATCATCTGATATCTCTAAACCTTTTTTCTTTAAGTGTTCGTGGGCATGTTGCACAGCAGCAGAATATGTAGGATGATAGATTGTATAACTATCTTTAGCTTCGTCTAATTCTCCTGTTTCTGAATGCTTTTTAGCTTCATGTTCAGAATTGAAAGATTTTGTATTACCTGATTGATTGGTAGCAACATAAGTACCCGTTTTAGTCTTAGTTATTTTACCTCTACTTTGGCCTCTAACTGGTTCATCCAACTCAACTTCTTCATGCATACGAGCAGCGAAGTTTTGGAATGCTCTAGTCTTAGTGAAAGCCATACGTTTGTTTCTATCAATAGTCTCCGGATTATAACCCATCGACTTGATATAACGATCCACAATCTCTTTAGCAAATTCTTGTAATTGTTCCATATTAGTTCCTTGCCGTAGCACCAGGTGACATGTGGTTATCTTCATCTTGGCCAGGAGATTTACTATCTTCTTTGGCTAATTTATCTGCTGCTCTTCCAATACCACGATATCGGTTAATGATGTGTTTACTAGCTCGTTTTTCAACATCTTTTAATTTACCGTGAGTTTGTAAACGACCCAAAGTATTACCTAGGCGTGGTAAATCAGCAGCAGCACCTTTGACATATGATGCTAATGTGCCTTTAGATAATTCATCTAATTCTTCAGCTTCTTCTTTAGTGAATGTCTTTTTAACAAAATCACTAGTTTTTTTATCCGCAGCAGCTCTACTATCACTCATTCTTTTTTTATAATCAGGTAATGATTCACCGGCTTTAGGATAATGTTCAGCATTTTTAGAGTTTTTCTTTGCGTCACTGTAAACACCTTCATCTATCTCAACTTCTTCCATCAGGCCGTGCATTTTATTAAGATGTTTCAACCCAGCCTTAGTTGTTACAGTTTTAACACCGTGAGCTTCAGCATCACCAAATGTTGGATGAATTGTTGTGTGTACTTTCTTATTATTAATAAAATGTAAAACATGATGGTCACCATGTACACCATCTTCTGAATTATGAACTACAGCCGCCATAGCATTATCTTTTGTATTATGAAAGATAGCTTCAATTTTACCAGCATGTTTATGGAGTTCTTTAGCTACATTAGGATGTATACCGGTACCATATGATAGTGTTTCTCTACCATGAGTAAATTCTTCAGCTTCTTCTTTATATGTAGCTGGAACATTAGCACGACCTTTAGCTTTATTATAACCTAACATCAAACCAGCACGGCGTGTAGCCTTTTTATGTTCTGATGTTTTTGGGTCATTGTATTCTTTATTTGCTTTATCAGAATAACGACCAACTAAGTCAGCCGAAATTTCATCCAAAGATTCTTCACTCACACTTTCTTCTGATGCCATTTGTGTAGTCTTTTTACGAGCGAAGTCACTTAGATGAGCAACTTTACCTTTACCTGTTTTGGTACCTGTGTGTCCTGGTGCTGATTTCTTCCAGTCACCTGTATGTTGCCAAGAAGTAACTTTACCTGATGCATCTTTAGTTTCTGTATCGGTTGCTTCTTTTGCTAATTTACCAGCAGCACGGCCAATACCAATTGAGCGATGATATGCTTTACGGTCATCTTTCTCGCCGTCATCTTCACCATCATCTGCTAATTTTGCAGCAGCACGGGATGCTAAGTTTACATTACTTTTTTCACCAGTAGGAGATGAAGCTTTTTGGATATATGAACCTAAAACTTTTTTGGAGATTTCAATGAGAGATTCTTCTTTAACCTGTGGTTTAGACGCAACTCCAATTTGACGCCCAGTGCTATTGTGAATAACTACACCGTCAGGCCTTATCGTATGGTTAGTTGGATCAATTTTTTTAGACATGCCATTTTGTCTACTCGTTGTATTATCCTTATGAATATAAGATGTTGCATTAGCATATTCATTTTTAACTGGTTTTTTAGGAGGATTTATAAGTTCATCTAACTCAACTTGTTTACTCTCATTTTTAGCATGAGGAGCACCAGTCAAATGTGACCACATTTTATCATCATTTTTCTGCCTAGCTAATTTAAGTTGTCTTTCTGTTTCTTTATCTTTTATATCAGAATCCAACATGGCATCTTTCTTTTTCAAATCATGTTGCATATTACCATGATGATGAGCATCATGTGCATCTAAATTTTTATGCATCCTATCTCTAAGCTTTTTAAATTCTCCAGAAACATCAGGATTTTTAGCACGAATATCATCAAGAACCCCTTCTTTAACCGAAGTGTCTTTTTGATTTACAATTTCAACCTGTTTAAGATTTGCTGCATCTTTAAGTTTATCTTTAGTGCTTTGTACATTTATACTATGGTCTGGTGCAATACCAGAACTCATACGGTCAATTTGTTTTAATTTATCAGCAATGATTTTATGACCACGAGATTCACCCATGCCCGTAAGATTAGATGAATCTGCACCCATCATTGATTCTTTTTTAGTTTTTTCACGTTTTGCTAAAGCTGCGGCTACGAATTTCTCACCAGTTTCTTTAGCCTTTTTCTTTTGCTCATCTGATGCTTTTAAACCAAAAGATTCAATACCTTCAGTTAAATCTAAGTGTAATTCGAATTCTTCTGACTCTTGGTATTGTTTTTTACGAGCTTGAATTAAACTACGCACTCTCGCTAAATCTTCTTCTTCCATCGGTTCATCTTTTTGTTTAGCACCACCATAAGATGTTCCAGCAACAGTACGAGTACCTGAAGGTTTCTTTTCACCAGCACCACGTTCCGCAGCATCATCTTCTTGTTTATCTTTGATGGCTTGTAATCTTTTCTTACGAGCAATAGCATCAGCATCAGGAGCATCAGGTTCTACCTTAGCCTCCATAATACCTGAAACCATATCTACTAATGACTGTGGAATACTTTTACCAAATTTCTGAAACATTTTAATCTCCTGTGTCCGCTGCGAACATTGTTAGTTGCTTATTTATCGAATCTTTTCTTTGATGATTTCTTTTTTGTTACACTTGTTGAAACTTTATCGTTTAATGTTTGCATTGGTTCTTTGTTGACACCATTTGCTACTCCACCAACCATACCCATGTCTGCTGGGCCAGGTGAATCAATCGCCTCTGATTTAAGTTTATTTCTAAATTTATTGAAGCTTTCATTATATGTTGTGTTGCCCAAGCCGCTCATTGGGTACACAGAACCCGAAGTTCTGGTATCAAATGTGTTTCCGACACCAGTACCTTGCATTGCTTTACCTGGTAGTAATGATACACCAGACTTACGCTTCATTTTTGGGGATTCTTTATCGGTGTCGAAGGCTTTGATTTTTGGCTCTGGGCTGACTTTGAGTGATGGTAATACGGCCTCTTGCCTGACCTGCGTTTCTTCGTAGGTGCGGTAGATGTAGTCGTTGTTTGGTTTGACATCGGTATCTCTGATGTCGTCCGGCTTACCGGCTTTTCTGAGCATTTGGTCGACTGATGAGTTGTTGTCTTTAAGCATGCGTGTTGGCAAGCCTTTGGTTTTGAGATTTTTCTTTTGAAGAGCTTTCTCGAAACCTTTTCCATAACCCTTTTTAATGTGTTTAATATGTTTTTCATTTGTTAATTCCTTTTCATTCAATTTATCATTTGAAAGGGACCATGCAATTGCTTGCTCGTTAGCCACTTTCGTTTTAAAGAAATAGGATATCTCATTACAAATATCACTTATCTCATTTTGCTTAGCTTCGGTGATTAATAAATCAGAGCCTTGCATATTAACAGAATTATCGAACTCCAGGAAACAAGAAAACATCTCATAAAAATAGTCTAAATTTGATTGTGATTTTTGCCATTTTTCTTGTCTGATTTGCTCTGATATGATCCTAGCATGTCGAGTATTTCTGTTTTGGGACACTTCATTTGAGGTATTAACAAACACCATCATTGAAGTATAACCTAATTCATCCAATTCCTCTTTGATAGAAGTGATTTTGGATAGGTCGTCCGAAGCACCATTGATTACCAACGCTGTCCGATTACGGATAGCATTAAGCTGATAATCTCGTGTTTCTTCCGATAATTTCTTTTTGTCCATTAAGAACTCGTATGCCTTATTAGCATTAAGTTCTGTTATATTTCTTTCTGAGATAGCTTCGTGTATAATTACATCTTTGCCTGAGCCTGGACCACCAACTAAGAATAAGGCCTTAAACATACCACGGTTGGTGTTCTCGTGGATACCCATACCCTTTTTAGTATCATGGAACAATTCACGGGAATGTTTATCATTAGCTTGCATGGCTGACGGCAATCCACTTTTGAAAGAATCGTAATCATTCTTCTTAACATGATTACGCATATCTGTTCCTGATACACCAGATTGTCTTTCTCCGGTTGAATGTACAGATATCTTCTTAAAGTTGTAATGGCCGTGTTTGCCTTCTTGGCCATTGTATTGGTTCAATAATCTTTTATATTCACCGACTCTATCAGAACCTGCCATCACATGGAGATGACTATATCCTTGTTTGTGCATGGCTGATGCCCAATGTAATATAGTTGGGTGTTCTTTATCTGCAACTTTAATATTAGTTTGTGGGAATGCTCTTTTTAGATGCTTTGCTTTATCTTCTGGAGATAATGGATTCTTTTTAGGGTCATGTGAACCTGATGCAACGACTAAATGGTCAGCTTTATGCTTAGTTGCATAATCTTTAAGGCCATTGACATTTTCTTCATGGCCCTTTGTTGGTGGGTTCATCCGGCCAAATAGCATTGCTACTGATTTGGTTTCTTCTTCCATAAGACTTAAAAACGATTTCATTGTACTGGAGTATCCTTTTTCATTAACATAGAACCACCACTACCTGCTAACAATGATCCTAATCCTGTACCAAAAGATTGAGCATCAAAGGTGTGATTAATTACAACATGATATACTGAAGCACCAAGAAATGTCAATGCACCTAAACCTGTTAAGATTTTAATAATACACCAAGTTTCATTATCTGGTTCGGTGAATAAATTTTTAAAAAAAGTTTCTATTTTTTCTTTAATCATATTATTCATCTTTCAATTCTTTTGTGGTGCCATCAGGTTGTACATGATGAGCATGAAAGTTTATATCCGGATATTCATTCTTCATTTTCTTTAGTGCCTTTAAGTTACTTAGGCTGTCATCATACAGATGCACATCCTTGTATTTCTTTCTTGCTAAATGATTTCGTACAATTTGAGCTTTCTTTTCGGATGGATGTTCATCACCTGGAAGATTGCCTGCTCTTTCTACATGGATATCATCCATGTTAATTCCATGTTTTTTAAACTTGTCTAAGAATTTATGTTTATCATCAAAGTCTGCTCTGGCAGTATTTAGGATAACCTTACTGTCAGGTTTCTTCTGAACATTCTTATGGATAGCCTTAATCTTATTAATCATCTTACTGATAGGTTTAGATTCCTTGTGGAATTTATCAGCATCACGAAACTCAGAAAAATCATAGTGGTGACCAGGTTCAAGAGTATGCGTATTAAACTCTTGGTTAGATAAAGTCTTAACTGTTTTATTAGTTTTGTCTTTGACATGAATCTTAGCGGTAGTATGAAATAGTGTATCATCCACATCAAACATGTGTAAACTATTTTCTTTTAAAATGTCTGTTATTTTTTTCATTTTCTTTGCTGACTTTTTAAGAAGTTTAAACGATTGAATTCAGCTCTATCATTTAATTTTGTTGGTTGTCCTTCGTGGTTAACTACAAAACCTTCAGGTTTAACTTTTTCACCAGATACAGTATGTCCTAGGCCGCCTGTGCGTTTAGCTAACACATGAACTAATACATTCTTAGCTTGTTGGAGGTGGTGGTGCAATTTGAATACATTTTTGAAGTGTTCTTTGTTTGCTTCAACATGGTTCAAGTGGCCTTTTAATTCTTCAGCCTTAGCATCTTTTGATTTTTGTGTTTTTACTTTATCGATAGCTTTAGTGTAGTTAGCAGTTATATGGTGTTGTAATCCTTCTGGACTTGGTTTCTCACCAGTTCTTACTGTATCATTGATGTAAGATTTCATGTGGTCACGAACCCTATCAATTGGAGCATACATCTGTTTACCATGTTTAGTATGGACATCTTGCGCATCTTTTAAATGTTTCTCATAAGCATCTTTTTCAGCTTGAGTGAAATTAACATTTGTGGTATTGTGGCCAGGTTCTCTGTGGTATACATCTGCATTGTGTTTGAAACCAGAAAGGTCTGGATCAAAGTGAGCGTTCATAGAAGAAGCATCTTTGCCACGATACTCTGTGTGGGTATATAGCCCAATCTTAGAGTTAGCAATCTTTTTACCTTCTTCACTTTTATCGTGAGCAGTATAGGTAATAGTATTTGGAGTAAACTTAACTTTGCCATTCTCGTGTTTTACATCACCAGGAGAATACAACATATCACCTTGAAACACACCTTTTTTAGGGACAATCTTAGGGATATGATGTAAGGCTGCTTTTAATTTATCAACTAGGCCAGGCGCATGGCCATGGTTCTTCTCTATATCTTTATCGGTATAGTTAATTTTAGGTGATTTATTAAATGCTGATTTAGATGCAACAAAGAATTTGCCGTTATCAGGATGATGGCCATATACAAGAGATGGTGAACCATCATGCTTCATGGTCAAATCTGAATCATTTTTATTCTGAAGAATGTGGTGTTTTACTTTTTCTAAGGCACCAACAGCATGGTCGAATCCTTTAGCGCCATCATTAATTGGATGGTCCTCTAAGTGTTCGATGTGCTTAAGTTTCTCGCCGCCAGTTTGTTCGGCATCTTCAGCTTCAGCTAATAGTTTTTTTATTGAAATCATTGGTCAACAACTCTCTGCGGTCGTAATGTGTCGCTTATTTATGTATTATATTTATTGAAAACCGAATTATGTCGTAGCCAATCGTCTCCATGAGTAACTTTTCTAATTTCAAACATCTTCGGATTAAACAAATACGCCATTAATAACAAAGTCTGGTCATCATCGACCAAATTGTTATTGTATAATTCAGTAAAAGCATGTTGAATTAACCTATCAAATGTAGGCCATACTGATTTACCACCAACAATAGCACCTCCTGTCATATGTACATCATTCTCCACAATCAAATCTAAGATTGTCTTATTTTCAATGTCATATTCTTTTAACTCAAACAGATGCATCTTTTCTGGATCGAAGTCGTAATTCCACTCGGTACCTTTAATGAATTCTTCTACATTACGACAGTATCCAAAATCAACCCATGCCACCAATTCATTAGATACATCATGGGTAGTGATAGCACGATTAACAAAATGAGATTTCAGAGTATTGACTAGGACATAATCAGGAGACCAATATTCTGGATTCCTAACTTGCTTAGGATTAATTAGTTTCTGATAATCTGGATTAGTTTGAATAGTTGCAATAGCTAATCGCAATTCTTTGAATTCATCAGCATAATCAACACCAACAACAGTAGTAATATCTTCTTTACCCTTGCGATATTCTTTCACTTTGTCAACCAAGTCATGTGAGGTAAATATGACCATCTCATTGTTGAGTTGAGCCATATTAGCAAATCTATCAAAGTAAGTTTGTGTCTGTCTATACAGATAGTGAGGTAATCCTTTGTCCTCTGTCCAAGTTTCTCGGCCAATGTCAAAGAAAGCAGTAACGATAGTAATATTAGCCATTCAATTGTTCCTTGATGTAATCTTCCAACTTAACTGTTGGAGTCCAATCAAAGTATTCTCTGATTTTCGAATTGCTAGCTAGTGATTCTTTAGCCTCACCTAGTCTAGCTGGTATAAATGTGTAATTAACGGAAATCATTTTAGCTAAATCTAATACTGAATGATTTTTACCTGTTCCTACATTGTAGATTTGACCAAATGGTTTTAATACATGTGTAGATAGTCCAATTGGTGGTTTATCATCAAACACCGTAGTTGCAGCTAGAATGTTAGCATTAACAATATCGTTGACATGGGTAAAATCTCGTTTCTGTGAACCATCACCAACAATAGTCAGAGATTCACCTGCATCTTTCTGGCGTAAGAACAACCCAATCACAGGCGCATACTGGCCACGCATTGGTTGTCTTGGGCCATATACATTGAAGTAACGGAATACAATTGTTTCTAGGCCAAACAAGTCATAATACATCTTACATAAAGATTCACCTGCAACTTTAGAAACAGAGTATGGATTCAAACAATCTGTTGGCATAGATTCTTTTAATGGTGGTGTATTTGCTAATCCGTAAGCAGATGAAGTGGATGAGTTCATCAATCGTTTAACTCCAGCCTCTCGGGCGCATTGTAATACTATTGCTGTACCTAATGTATTGGTCTTGACTGCTCCAACTGGATTTTCGATAGTGGGTTGAATACGAGATTCGGCCGCCAAGTGGAATACATAATCTACACCATTGTATATTGGCCGTGTATTCACATAATCACAAATATCATACTTGTAATATTTAGCCTTCGGATTGTAATAGAACTGGTCATGTGCTGTAGCAGATTCATCATCAATCACAACAACATCATAACTCATTTCAATTAACTTGTCAACCAAATTAGAACCAATAAAACCAGCACCACCCGTAACTAAGCACTTCATATTAAACTCCTGTATTAATAACAATCATATCATCATCTGGTGTGTATTGTGAATTAATCTTCACATCATACTTATCTTCGTAAAATTTCTTCCATTCCTTAACACGGTCATACTGGTGAACAATATGGAATGGATCCTTTGTCTTGCCATCGATAATCATACCATCTTCTAGGTATGGTCGCTGTTCCAATAAATGGGGACCAAACTTATCTTTGTCTGGTTCAAAATTTGTTACATGAGCATTAATGGCCCAAGCGTCCTTTAATTCTGCATGGTAAGTTAATTCTTTCCATGGTGACTTATGTATAATCATATTGTATGCAGCCTGGTCAGCAACCCAATCAGGACGATTTAATGACATTTGGTAAATATAGAAACATAAGTCTTTCATATATTTAGCATGACCACCTAAAACACCAACACATTGAACAACCTCATCTTTCACTTCTTCATAATAATACTGGCCGAAGTTTTTGATAATATTATCTCTGTTCCATTGTTCGTTCTTAATCTGAATAGCCTCACCCGATGAAACAATGTATTTTCTGAAGAAAAAATCAAACCATTCTATGGGATCCTTTTGGAAGATTACATCACGAACATCAGTAGATATGACATAGAAATAATCTGGATTTTCAGATAGATATTTGTGTACATGGTAGAATCTCTCCATGTGTATCATCATATTGCCGTTCTTTTTAGCACGGACTACGATAACCCCATCTTCCTCAATCTTCTTACAGGTTTCTTCTTTAACATCAATAGCGATTAATACAACATCACCTTTGAAACCACACTCTTTAGCCGATTTCACCCATGGCTTAACATCATCATAACCATAGTTAGAAAATACACCAATTATTAAATCTTTCGCCATGGATACTCTCCGTTCATTCGTTGACTCATATATTCATTACCTTTTAAGAAAAACTCACCTGTCACCGAGTCAGCCCTACTTGCTACACGATAATTGACCGTGTATTCACCTGTACAATTTGCTGCAAAATGATTCTGTTTTAGCCACCCACTTAATAGGCGGTCAACTTCTGGTTGTTCTTGTGGATGCCTAGCTCTGCGATACCAACCAGGTGCAAAATTTAGAGCAACATCTTTACGAAGCATATAACAATTAACATCAACAAAGTTATCATTGAGGATAGACATCCAATTACCTAACGATTCACAATCATCATTACATATGTATTCGCCATCCTGATTAACAATCTTGCGTAAGGTATAGGCCCAAGAATTATCACCAATAACATCTACTAATGCTTGAACATGATTGGGGTCTAACCAGTTATCTTCATCTAAGAAAATAAAGTAATCACCTTTGGCTAAAAATGTGGATGCGCCATAAATACGATGGCCATTGTATTGGTCATGACCGGTGTTATATGGAAGTTTTAAGATGTCGATATTCGGGATAGCCAGATACTCACGTAGAACTTCACAGGCTGAATCGGATGGGCCATCCACAACTACTAGATGTTGGATATTCTTATAGGTTTGGTCTTGGACCGATTCAATAACTTTGGTTAAGAATTTTGAACCAGTGGTTGGTGTAATTATTGTTACTAAAGGTTTATTCATCAATTAATGTCCCATCAGATGCTAGTTGACACTTCATGCCAATTACATCTCTCTCAAATAGTTTTTCTTTGTCCATCACCTTGAAATATATATGTTCCAAATCCCAGCGAGTATTCATACAATCATCATACGCTTGTCTAACCATGTGATTAACTTCTTCCAGCATGGGATAGTCAAATGACCACAAACGAGTATCAACTAAATTTAATTGAGGTGTCATCCACGATACAACTCTGCGTTTAAACACATATTTGCCTTTCATATCAGGATTATCGTAATCCTCAATATTAAATCGGTCAGATAATTCACCTCGGCCTGTTATTTTGAATACTCGTTGTACTTTATCTAGTGCTAGGTTACGAATGATGTCCAAAGCAACAATCATAATATAACATTCAGCTGGACTCTTGAGGCCAGCATTACCTAACTCCATAGCATGCGTATGGTTAAACAGAGATATGAAGTAATCAACCTTTGACTTTAAACCATCAATCATAGCCTGTTCTAACGGCACAGGAGACGAATCCAAGACTAATATAACGGAGTCTTTAACTTTGTCTTTGATTGATTGAATTGTCTTTAAGGTTTGTTGATATCGTTCCTCAGGAGAAAGAATACCAATCTTTGGATTTAAAGTTGATGTCACAATAAAAATATACATAATTACCCACGAGTTAATTTCAAAATCTTACTGATTTGGCCTTCAATTGTTGTTTTACGATTAGGCCAGTATATGTATTCTTTCTCGGCCGTAGAATATAGTTTTTGTAAGAAAGGAATGATTAGCTTTTCAACTTCTTGCAATCTAGTTTTATAATCGTCAGCTGACACTACTGAATTATTTATGGCTGTGTTGTATTCTTCTTCTGATACTGTGGAGAATCCAAAATCATCTCCAATGTTCTCATACTGTTTTAATATTGCCTGTGCGTCTAGTGTTAGTGCCATAATATATCCTTAATATAATTTACCAAATGGTCCAAATGCATCACTACCTTTTTTCTGACTGGCAATAATAACTTTAGTTGCAAATTCATCCAATTGTTTTTTTGATAGCTTGGACAATCCAGCATAAACTGCTAACTGTTGGCATTTTGAATTAGCGGATACAGGTTTACCTTTCTCATTATTCATAAAAAGGCTTCTCATGTTTTTTGAGAATTCATCCACACTAGAAACATTTGTTGTTATATTTTTATTTGAATTTATCTTTTTAAAAAATTCAATAAATTCATTTTCTCTTTCCATATATTCAGCAGAACTAGTGGGATAATCTGATGCTGATGGATCTATTGGATAGCCATATTCTTTTAATAAACCACGAACATAATCTATTGAAGCTTTACCCAATCTTGCTTGTGCTGAGGATGAATCTTTGCCTTCAAATTTTAAAAAAGTAAATTTAGAACTACTACCTTTACCAATATCAATAGTATATGTAATCTTTTTACCGTCTTGATTTACAGATTCAGCTTTGATGATAGAATTTTGGACATTTGGAATTGATTTTGAACCATTAGTTCCCGGTTTTAGTGATAAATCAATTTTCAAATATGAAACATCAAAAGAAGGTTTCTTTGGTTCTGGAAATTCAAAACCATCAACATTCACTTCTACATATTTGGCTTGTTTTCCTGAAACTTTCTTTAGTGATATGCCAACAACAATTCTATCTTTAAATAAAGTTCTCAAATATGCATTTAATAACCCAATTGATTCAAAATCTCCGTTACTAACAAATTTTTTAATATCAGTAATAACTTTATTTTCATTTTTAATACACCAAATATCTGCCGGATCCCAAGTATCTTTTTGAGATATTTTATATTTTTCATTAACCAATTTTGTTATGAATTCCATGAACCCATATTCTCTATTAAATTCTGTAAATTTAGCATTCCCAAATTCATCCAACATTTTTTCTTGTTGTTTGTAAAATACTTTTATCCATTCTGAAGTTATTTCTGGATATATTCCTTTGGGCCCGGCTAATTCCATATATTTTTTATCTTTGGTTATATCTTCCCAACTATTATATCTTTGATTATCTTTTAATGCTCTACGCATAATCCAAGCTGAACCTAGTTCTTGTTTTTGTGTTCTTATGGTTGATGTTAATCCATCATTGGTTATTTTTGTTGCCATATTATTCTCAAATAAAAGTATTTATCTAATAATCTGAATGTCTTTACCCGAATTCCAAACTTCTAGTTCAGTTCTCAGGCGTCCATCAGATTTTAATGTTTCGTATCGATTGGTGGCTTTATTCTTCCACCAAGCAACAATGTTTTCGAGTTTATGTTTCTCGTAGTTTTCACCTGGAACTAAAAAATCATCATCTCCATTTATATAGTTGACCATATTACCAAACCCATAGTCTGAAACAAAATATCGTTTTTGTTCCGTTAAACTCTTGGCATCTAAAATTGTTTTAGTATAATCTTCAAGTTCTGGTGTACCTTTTAATGCAGCCTTCGTTAAAGCCATTATCTTGGTGAATGTTCTAAGTTTACGACTTGTTGATGAATCTTCACCTTCCAACAGGTCTCCATACTTGTCCTCAAGATAATTCTTCAGAGCCCAATATCTATCACCGTGCATCATTGGCACAAAGTCGGATTCAGTTAGACCTTTAAATCTAATCAAAGGTTTCATTCCGTCATACTGTGATACTGTCTTAGTTGTGCCATATAAACTTGTAGTTTCAAATAAACATAAGTTCATTTTGTATTTCTTATTACAAATCTCACGAACCTCATGTGATGTACAAATAGCAGATAATAGTTTACCACCAAGATAATTGAATCCAAATGGTTGAGATGGAACAATAACAAAACCCATAATAGTGGATTCATTGAATCTTTTGGCTGATATTTCGTTTTGAATCCATACTTGACCAAGCATCTCATTGCGGGGTTTCATGTAGATTACAGGAGAACCTAGGCGAATAAACCCTAATATCTTACCAGTTTTCTTTTCTCTAGCCGCTAATTGTATATTACGGCCAACTGGTGCTTTATTGATATGTGATGATGTAATCCGCAGGAGTGATTCCCAGGTCACGCCTGGTAATTCACATACTTCAATATCCATGTCATTTGGGTGCATAGAAAAATCAGAGAACAAATCATCCTCAATTGGAAATAATGTGGCTGGCATATCTTCAAGTGACTTTAGTTTCTCATCACGCATATATTGCTCAATGTTCTCAAAGGTACTAAAGTAATCTTTGAAAGCCTTGGCAACATATATGCCATCTTCTTTTGTTATTTCCATTTTAAATATTCACCATATAGTTTTTCTTCCAATTCGTAAGCTTCATCTTCCCATTCTTCATTTTCAGATAATTTGCCCTTCCAATAAAAGCTCTTATTGATGGCCTTCAATTCTTTTCTTAGAAATTGTTTGGCATGCACCAATTCATGGGCTAAAGTTTTAACCATTTCTAGTTCACCTGTTTTCTTATTCAAGTAAATTTCTATTTCTGGATTTATGAAGTCTTGATTAAACTCGCATAATCCTTGTTCTTCCATTTTCTTTGTAATCTTAATTGTAATATCTAGTGGTCTTTTTCTTTTCCTAAACCCAAGTTGAACCATATAGAATCTACAGGCCGCTATTAAAGTTTGTTTAAACAAATAATTAGCCTTACCCGTAATCTCTATATGTATCATACTTTGAACCCAGAGAATTTACTTTTCTTTTCATTGTTGCCAAATGTATTTAACGGTTTATCTTGTCCAGCATCCGTCAAACTTTGAGCTGATTGCTCAACATCATATAACTTCATTTTAGCACGGTCAACTCCCAATACAAATCGCTTATGATAGGTTGGGTCATTATATCGGTTCTTTAATTGTTTGACCATAATTTGGCCAAGAGATTCTAGTTCTTCTGATGATACCAAAGCAAACATTAAGTCGGCGGTAGCGGGGAGTCCAAAGGATTCAGAAGTGTCTTCAAGTCCCGGATCAGAACTTGTAAATCCACTTCTGGTCGTCTGAGTTGCAGACACGATAGGAACATTAAATTCCACAGCAAGTCCTCGAATTTCTTCAGCAATTGATTTGATGTAAGTGTAGGAATTAACATTTGATCCAACTTTAAGCCTAGATGAAGAACAGATGTTAAGATAATCAATAAAGATAATATCAGGTAAGAAATTGCGTTTGAGGTGTAATTCATTCAACAAACTCCTAAAGTGCGTAACCGAAGCCGAGGCAGTTGGATATTCTTTAATGATTAGTTTACCCGTACACATATCTTTGACTTTTTTAACTTTCTTGTCATAGATGTCTTTAGGTAATTCCGTTAAATCGTCCAAATTAACATTAAGTAAGTTAGCATCAATTCGCTCAGCAATCTTTTCTTCGGCCATTTCCAATGTGATGTATAAAACATTTCTACCTTGTACCATAGCACCAGCGGCCACATGACACATGAATAATGATTTACCGACACCAGTTCCTGCCAATGCTATATTTAGGGTTTTTGCTGGTAATCCACCTTTTGTAATTTTATTAAAATATTCCAAATCAAAAGGAATTCGTTCTTCTTTTCGGTGATAGAAGTCATATCGAGCATCGGAATCTTGTAAGTAATCATGGCCAACATTTGTATCAAAGGTTACGGCCAAAGCATCAGATAATATCTTGGGGATTGCACCTTTATCATTTTGATTTTTATCTTTGCCATCTAATATGTGAATGGAATCTAAGACAGCATTATAAACAGCCTTCTCTTGGCAGAATTTCTCTGTCACATCAAGTAACCAATCCATTTTGGATACTTGTTCTTTGTCTTCATTAACTGTACCTAGATAATCAACAACTCGTTTGACTTCTTCATCTTGAAGCCCATTCTTCTCTTTAATTGTGAGAATTAGGGCTTCGTAAGATGGAAGTGAATTGTATTTTAATATGAAGTCATTAACTTCTTGGTGTATTAGTTTCTCGGTTCTGTCCGAGAAGTAATCGGTTTTGACAAACGGCAGAACCTTCCTAGAGTAGTCCTCGTTGTAAATCAGATTCCGTATAATCATCTGTTCCATTCTCATCTATATAACTCTCTTCAATATCAAGTTGGCTGGTAATAATTGTACTTAACAACTCACCAATATAATTTCTAAATTCTAGTTGCTTATCTAATTTCTTAACTGATGATTGTATCACAGTAAAGTTAAATTGTAAATAGGCATTATCACCTTTTTCATCAATGGTTACTTTTCCATATTTGAATGTAGTATCCTTGTAATCTCCAGTTAAAAGTTTAATATGAACAGAATTTAGGTCCTTATCATCCACAACATATTCATAATCATTACCTTGAACAAAACTATTCATCGTTATCTCCAAATGCGTCGGATATTACATCATCTTGAATAATATCAGAATGTGAAATCCGATATTTGCTTTCCACAAATTCTTTAAATTTTGCATTTTCTAAGATTGGATCCCAAAAGGATTTTGAGTCTGTATCTTTAACTCGCCATTTCTTTTCTTCAACTTCACCAGTTTCGGTATCAACACGGGAATACCAACCATTGGTTGGTTTAATTACATGTCCAGATTCTAAAGCAATATCTAACAAAGCAGACCAACGAGAAATACCACCTTTACCTGTAACTGTAACTGGAATTTTAGATTTCTCTTTAACATAACGAGATTTCTCCACATTGATGATAAAGTTATATCCAACAATCTCGGTACCTTCTTTTTCTTGCTGGCGGCCAATGATGAAAATATTATCAGCTGAATAATAAGAACCTGT